GAGAGCTTGTGTATAGCAACGAGTATTTAAAGTCATTAGGATTGTCCGTAGGAGACGTGGTGGGGTTTACGCCTGATTCGGAATACGAATTTAATGTAGACAATCAAAAATTATATAGAGTTTTATCAAATCAAGTTACAGTAAAATATGGATCGAAAGAAAAAAGTAATTGAAGCATCAGAAATTGCTTTAATTGAACTTGACAAAGTTATAAGACAAAAAATTAATTTAGTTGAATTAGAACCTGAGAAAGCAAAAATAGCAGCTCAGGCTAAATGGGTGGCAATCGAAGACTCATTTAAAATTATAGAAAGAATAGAGGAGCTGTCGTCAGATAAAAAAACTGAAGACAAAGTAAAATTTTTAGGTGTAGAAGATAGAATAAAATAATGTATAAACAATCACTTTATAGCATTACCAGAGATCACCTCGATACTAAAGAAGTAAGAAAAAAAAATAGGCTTAAAAAATATAAGTACGGCTACGACGATAATTTAGATTGTGTAGTCATAAGTAAAGACGGTACAATCGGAGATATATATGAGGTTCAAGGTCTTAAGATAGCAATACCTCAAACCCCTGAAAAAATAGATGGTCAAAAGCTAAAAGCTGAAGATCAAGTATTTATAAGAAGGGAAAGACCAGAATCTTTAAAAAGAATAAGATCAATACATGAATTTAAAAACCATCCAGAACAAACTAAAGAACAATACTATAAATATATTGATGTTGAGTTTAATCATAGGAATGATGGGTATTGGTTCATGTGCAACAGTGAACCGTGTTACATTACAGGGTCACACTATATGTACCTCAACTGGACAAAGATTGATGTGGGCGCGCCCGAGTTTAGACAGGCAAACAGAATATTCTATTACTTTTGGGAAGCCTGTAAGGCGGACTATAGGTGTTACGGAATGTGCTACCTCAAGAATAGACGGTCTGGCTTTAGCTTCATGGCATCATCAGAAACTGTTAATGTGGCTACGACGTCAAGAGACTCGAGGTTTGGTATATTATCAAAAACAGGTGCTGATGCGAAAAAAATGTTTACCGATAAAGTCGTACCGATCTCGGTAAATTATCCATTCTTTTTTAAGCCCATACAAGATGGTATGGAAAGACCGAAAACAGAGTTATCTTATAAGTTACCATCAAGAAGATTAACCAGAAATTCTTTTAAAGAATCAGATGATGAATTATTAGGACAGGGTTTAGATACAACAATTGACTGGAAAAATACAGGAGATAATAGTTATGATGGAGAAAAACTAATACTATTAGTGCATGATGAATCTGGTAAATGGGAAAGACCTGATAACATATTAAACAACTGGAGAGTAACTAAAACTTGTTTAAGACTAGGCGCTAGAGTTGTTGGCAAATGTATGATGGGGTCTACATCTAACGCCTTAAATAAAGGTGGTGATAATTTTAAAAAATTATATTATAATTCAGATGTTGACAAACGAAATAAAAATGGACAGACTTCAAGTGGATTATATTCTTTGTTCATACCTATGGAATGGGGCTACGAAGGGTTCATTAATAAGTATGGATACCCTGTGTTCGAAACACCATCATCTCCGGTTGAAGGAATTGATGGAGGCCTCATCCGTGCGGGAGTTATTGAGCACTGGGAAAATGAGGTAGAAGGATTAAAGAATGATGCGGACGCATTAAACGAATACTATAGACAGTTTCCTAGAAGTGAAAAACACGCTTTTAGGGATGAAACATTACATTCTTTATTTAATTTAACAAAAATATACGAGCAAATAGATCATAACGAAGAAATGACTTCAAAAGGTTATGTTGCTCAAGGGAGTTTTTCTTGGAAAAACGGAATAAAAGATACAGAAGTAATTTGGACACCTACTAAAAACGGTAGATTTTTTGTTAGTTGGATACCTAAGTTAGAACTTAGAAATAACATTATTAAAAAAAATGGTATTAAATATCCTGGTAATATAGACTACGGCGCATTTGGTTGTGATAGTTATGATATTTCCGGTACTGTTGGGGGTGGTGGATCAAACGGAGCGTTGCACGGTTTAACAACTTTTTCAATGCAACCCGAGTTTCCGTCAAGCAAATTCTTTTTAGAATATGTTGCAAGACCCCAAACAGCAGAAGTTTTTTTTGAAGATGTACTTATGGCAATAGCATTTTATGGTATGCCAATACTTGCAGAAAATAACAAGCCAAGATTACTTTATCATTTAAAAAGAAGAGGGTATAGAGGTTTTTCTATGAACCGGCCTGATAAATTACGGGGTGCATTGTCTAAATCTGAAATAGAATTAGGTGGTATACCTAATACGTCAGAAGACATAAAGCAAGCTCACGCGGCTGCAATTGAATCATATATAGAAGAAAACGTTGGTAATCAAGAAGATAGCCACGGTAATATGCACTTTCAAAGAACATTGGAAGATTGGGCTAAATTTGATATATCAAAACGTACAGCTTATGATGCGTCTATTAGCAGCGGTTTAGCTATAATGGCTTGCAGAAAACATTTATATAAACCACGACAAGAAAGAACAACAAAAAAACTAAATTTTTCATTCTCTAAGTATAAGAATGAAGGCGATAGAAGTATGCTAATTAAATAAATATGGCAAAAACACAAAAAGATTATTCTATTTTTCCTAGCCAAGCGGTATCTGATTCTAAAAAAAGAAGTTCTGAATATGGATTAGAGGTAGCTAAAGCTATAGAACAGGAATGGTTTAATAAAGACAGGGGACAGGGCAAATACTATCAAACTAGAGACGAATTCCATAGACTTAGATTGTATGCTAGAGGCGAACAGTCTATTAGAAAATATAAAGACGAATTTGCAATTAACGGTGATTTATCTTACCTTAATTTAGATTGGAAGCCTGTACCTATTGTACCCAAGTTTATAGATATAGTTGTAAACGGAATGCAAGACAGGTTATTTTCTATTAAAGCTTTCGCTCAAGATTCAATTGCTACCGGCAAAAGAACAAAATACGTTGAAAGCGTACAAAGAGATTTAGCTGCTAAACAAATTCTTGCTGAAATTGAGGCGGAATTAGGTGTCGATGCTAGAAATATTCCAGAGTCCGAATTGCCCTCTAATACAGAGGAGCTAGAATTGTATATGCAATTAAATTATAAGCAAGGAATTGAAATTGCCCAAGAGCAAGCCATAAATAATATATTTCTTAGAAATAAATACGCTGAGCTAAAGAAAAGAACAGACTACGATAGAGCTGTTTTAGGAATTTCCGCAGTTAAGCATTCTTTTAATAATACAGATGGTATAAAATTAGACTACGTTGATCCTGCTAATTTAATTTGGTCTTACACTGAAGACCCTAACTTTGAAGACTGCTATTACTTCGGAGAAGTAAAAAGAATAAAAGTAAATGAATTAAAAAAGCAATTTCCTAGTTTAGCGGACGAAGAAATAAAAGATATAACTAGCAAAGGTTCCAATTACAGTAATAACTTTGACTACAATAATACTGATAACGACGATAATAATACGTTAACCGTTTTATATTTTAATTGGAAAACATTTGAAAAAAGTGTATATAAAATAAAAGAAACCTCTTCTGGTGCAGAAAAAGCAATTAAAAAAGATGATTCTTTTAACCCCCCAAAAGATAAAAGAACTAGATTTAAAAAGGTAGCGCAAGCTAGTGAAGTTCTTTTTGAAGGGGTATATTTATTGGGTAGCAATAAAATAATTAAATGGGAAAAGGCAACCAATATGGTGCGTCCTAGTTCCAACACTAATAAAGTGGTAATGAATTATATTGTTACCGCTCCAAGGATGTATAAGGGTAAAATTGATTCTCTTGTTTCAAAAATGACACCTTATGCTGATTTAATACAATTAACTCATTTAAAGCTTCAGCAATCAATTCAAAGAATGACCCCATCGGGAGTTTACATAGACGCTGATGGTTTAGCTGAGATTGATTTAGGTAATGGCACTAGCTATAATCCACAAGAAGCTTTAAACATGTACTTCCAAACTGGTTCAATAATAGGAAGATCGTTGACTGTAGATGGAGACCCTAACCCCGGTAAAGTTC